CAGTTGAACTAGCAACTATTTGAGTTGTGCTTAACTCTCTACAAGCAAAGCCATTTACAGTTACTCCTTGATTTATAGAACCATTGAAATAGTATTGCTTATTTGTGTCGTACTTATATAATACTATGTTCGTTCCATTTATTACTGATGCCATTATTTATAAGTTATATATTTTATAGATTTATATTAAAGTTTAGATTCCAGAAAGGACCAAGTTGACCTACATCTGTGATATAATTAGGAACTAAGACTAACAAAGAATCGTCATAATATATTTCAATTAGTTGTAATGAGTTTGTTTCATCTGCATAAGGAGATAAAGTAAGCCTATTAGCAGTAAACTTTTTACCATTATAGCTTAAACTACCTGTACTAGAATCAGTAACAGTAAATACTTTATCTAAATATACATAGCCATTTGTTCCTTTTATAGCCCCTAAGTCAGCCTCAAGAGTTGATATGTTTCTTTGGTATATTTTTATATATTGAGTTGCTAAAAAACCTACTGGTAAGATATTACCTACAATCAAACCAATATCAAAGAAATTCCAATTCTTTAAGAATACACCTGAGCTGTCAAATAAAGAACCATAAGTTAAAATCTGTTGTGATGTATTAACTGGATATATTTGACCATAAGGTTGTTCAAAAACCTCAACTGTACTTTTATCAGGAGATGTGCTATTTTGTATAACAGCATACTTAACTTCCGTTTCCCCCTGTACTAGCTTAAAGTTTCTTAATAATGTAGAACCAGAATCACATCTTACTTTTACATTTATATAACCCATTAAAAATTGCTTTAATGCAAAATTTGAATAAAACGGAGGTATTTGTAAAGTAAATGTATCATAATTATTTACTTCAGTAGCAGCAGGGAAAGTAATATAAGTATTTGATGATGTCTGCCAATCTCCACTATTATCTAAGTATTTATTCCCAGCACCAGTATCTAATAAAGCAATTTGTATTTTAATGCTAGTAGTGTTTCTATGCTGACAACTAAAAGTGATTGGCACACCTCCCATATAAGGAGTGTACAAATATTGTGTAAGTATTTGTAATATTTCTAAATCAGCAATACCATTACCAGCAGTTAAGCTATAATCATTAAATTGTTGATCTGTTGCTTCTACGACTGTTGCTGCTGCTGTGCCTGTTAAGGTAGTTCTCCATCCAGTTGCTGATATATTAGGTGCAGTACCAGATATAATCTTTAAGTCAGCATTATGTAAAAGATTAATAGGACTTCTATATTCACTTCTTACTTGTATATCAAAGAAGCCTTTTCTCAGTATTTTAGTTTGAGAGTTATTAATAAAGTGAACATTGTTACTTGTATAAGGTGCAATGTTAATAGTATTATTAAGTACACCTGATGATGCTACAGTTATTGTAGATGCTCCAATTGCATATCTTGTAAAGTATCTTGTAGATGCAGCAGTTTCCATAGTTGCTGATATATACCAATCTCCATTAGCTTGGTACATTCTACAGTTAAACGTTTTAAGTATATTTTCTAGTATAACATAATAACTAACTCCTACAAAATCTCTTGGATATTGATATATCTGACTAAAAGGTTCATTTGCTACATTATCAGTCCTATCAACCATGCCATCAGCATAAAACGAACAAGCTATGTTAAGATATAAGTCTGAAGGATATGCTAAATATCTTAAACCTTCAGCAATTACTTCAAGATGTTGTTTCAAATAGTTAATACTATTACTTACTACAAATTCTTGATCTTGTAAAAATGATATACCATCTATAGCAATTAGAGATGATTGTGATATACCTGTAGAGAATCCTACTTCTGAATAGTCATTAAATAAATAACCTCTCCAGATAACTGTAGAACCTTCTTTTAATAATACATAGTATAATCTAGCGTTAGATGATAATACGTTTGGATATTGATTGTAGTCATCTTCAGTTTCAAGTATAAATGAGAATTGCAACTGAGTTGATATGATAGCAGGATATGGATATTCGTTTGATGAATTAGGTTGTAAACTTATAGATGTAGGTATGTATGTTTTTACACTACCTGTATAATCCTCTTGATATATTTCAATAACTTGAGAATTACCATTTTTAAGTATCTGACTTAATGTATATCTTAATCCGTATGCCATTATGCTAAGCTAATATTTTGTCCTTTAAGATTAGATGCCTTTTGTGCTCTGTTTGTAGCCAATAATAAATCTTGTCCTCTAAGTACAAATGTACCACCTCCTCCTCCACCAATCATTGATTTTAATTTATCTAAAGGTGCAATAACCTCAGGATTGTTTTGAGCACCTGGATATTCCCCTACAAGACCCATAGTCGGTCCTGATACTATACCACCATTAGCAAATGCTGTAGCTTTTTTATCGCTTAATTTATTCTTTAAAGCAGATCCTGCTGCAACTGCTGCAATGCCTGCAACAAGTGCTGCTGGCCATGTACCAGGATTCTTAAATAACTCAGCAACTGCACCATTAGTTACAGCATAAGCAATCAGTGCTTTACCTATTGATGATAAAGCATCTGCTAATATTGTACCTAATTTTGTAAAATCAAACTCCTTACCTGACATTAATTCTCCTAATTGTTCTCCAAATGCTGTCAGCATATCAATATTTAATTGATTGAATGTGCTTTGTAGTGTTTGACCTAACTGCTCTAATGGATCAACTAAGCCACCCATTCCAGCTTCTAAATTCTTAATAGCATTAGTATATTCAACAGTAGATACATTAGTGGCATCTAAGGCAGCTTTTTTCTCTTTGAGCTTATCTATAGCTAGTTGATAAGCTTCTTTTTGTGCATTATAATTACCTCTTGTAGCCTTTAATGTTTGCTGTAATTCGGTATTAACATTTTTAATATTCTCATTGTTTAAATCAGAATTTATCTTTTTAATGCCATTAGCTATATCTTCTCTATTCTTTAATATTACTTTAGCTATATCAGCTTCTATCTTTTCATAATCCTTAGTATTTTTTTCTGCAATAGCCATTAAAGCTCTACCTTCTTCTTGAATATTTATCTTTTTTTGAAGAGCAAAGTTTTTTCTAATTATTTCAATTTGTGCAGCAGTCTTTCCTTCTATCTCAGCCCTCTTAACAGCTAGTCTTTCTTCTTCTGCTATGATTTCAGCACCATATTTATAAAATAAATATAAATCGTCTTTATAATATTTTTGTTGCTGCTTAAGTAATTCTAAGTTATTTGTATCTATTTCAACCTTAGGTGGCTTAACTGTATTTACCTTTTCAAAAGGATTAATACCTTGTTTTTTATTAACCTGATCTAAAGTGCCCTCTAATGACCTTATCATTGTTTCTGCTTGACTTATTTCTAATGCCATAGCAGGTAAATCATCATATCCAAATAAAGTTTTTAATAATCCAGGACTTCTTTTTTGTATTCCTTTAGCTAATTCATATTTTTGCTTTTGCTCTAATACTTTATTTTGTAATTCTGATAAGTTTTTAGAGGTAACTTCTTGTAAGTTTTGTTTTCTTAATGCCTCTGTATATAATTTTACAGGTATGATAGCTTCTTCAATAGTACTTATTTTGTCAGCTTCTTCCTTGTTTACACCAGATAAAACCTTTTTTATTTCCTTTAAAGCGTTTAATCTTACTGTTTCAGAATTACTATAATTTAAACCTACTCTAATTAAACTTTCTAGGTTATTCTCTTCAGCAGTTGTTGAATTTACAGCCTTTCTTAACTCGTCATTAGCATTTTTAAGACTTGTAGTAAAATCATCTGTAGATTTTTTAGCTCCAAATATTCCCATATCGTAAGCTGTAACTGCTGCCGTTAAAGCAGAAAATGCAACCATAGCAGGACCAGCAATACCAGCAATACTACCAGCTAATGCAGGTAAGTTATTTTGAATACCCCTAAATCCAAAAGGTAAATCCTGTATTACTAAGGCTAGATTATTCCATTGTATATTAGATTGCCTTACAGAATTTCCTGTTTTTGTTGCTGCTCTTCCTGCATTTCCTAAAGCTCTTTCTGCACCATTAATTGATGCTTCAGCCTTATTCATCTCATCGGCAAACATTTTTACATCTTTACCTAGAACTCTACTTAATGCATCAGACATAGCCTTAGCATTCTTATTAAACTCAGTAAGGTCTAGGTTAATATTGACTTTTATATTCTGATCAGCCATTTTGCTTTATTGGTTTTGCGTTTTCGTATTTTTTAAGCACTTCACTCAACTCATCGTTGGTCATTACTCTTTGCTTCACAAAGTTACGATTATCACAATCAAGTGATAAAAGTTCATTGGGATTTACTTTTTTACCTTTAGGCAATTGAATATTAATTAAAAGAGTGGTCTGCCATCTTATCTTTACCCATTCTTGCTCTTCTTTATGTCGATAACCATACCATACAAAATCTAGCTCTGCCATCGTCATATCCCAAAACAAATGGGGAAGCACTTGGCACTCCCCCATTGTATATCTTTCAATATCAATCCACTCTAATTTTTTTTTACCACATCTTTATTTGCTTTCTTAGTAGTAGTTTCTTCTAGTCCACTATTTAAGCTTTCGGTTAATGCAGCCATTACTTCTTGGAACTTTTTGCCACCTATGCCACCCATGTCGTCAATCCAGTCACATACTTCTAAGTCTGTGAACTTTGGAGTAATACCTTCTTTGTGTAAAGGGTATTCGGCAGCAGCTATAAATAAATTGCTTATAGCATCAAGTGATTCAGATCCGCTTAAAGCATCACCAATATCTGATGGACCAATGCATTGAAGTTGACAGAATCTTTTTAAAGACCATGTACAAAACCTCATAGGTATTTTAGACCCATCGCTAAGGGTTAGTTCGTAATGTCCTCTCATATTTTGGTGTTTTTGGTGTTATTATGCGTTAGTAGCCTGAGTCAATACTCCTTGTCCTGTAAAAGAAGCAGAGTAAGTAACTGGAGATTCCATATCAGCAGTGATGTCTAAGCTTTCTACAAATGCAGAACCAGACCAGATTAAATCACCTACTATTGGAGTACTACCATTAACTGTAGTAAACTTAACTGTAACTACACCTCTTCCGTTTAGAGCAGAGAAAATATCTCCTACTACATAGTTTGTACCTGTTGGTTCAACTGTAGTAAGACCATCTGTAGTTAAAGACCAAGAACGCAAACCTGCGATTTGATCAGCCCATCCACCGCTTGATTTAGTTGTTGCATCTGGTAAGTCAGCACTTACTGATAAAGAGCAAGATGTAGAGTGAGCTACAACTTCAGTTCCTACTAGAACTACTAGGTTTGTACCATTAAAAATTCCTGTTGTTGGCATTTTATTTTATTTTAATTTTTTATAATATTTGAGTTACAAAATGATTCATTGTGATTACTCTTCTAAAGATATAAGCTTCGTCTATATAATCAAATGTAGCAAAGTTTGTACCCATGACACGAGTAACTATTTTAAAGTCAGGAGAAGCACTTGGGTAATCAGGTACATTAACGCCTATGATCCCTAACAATTCGTTAGCCCACTGGTCTACCGATTTCTGCCCTACTTCACCTGACTTATTGGTTTTATAAACAATATCAAACTGTATAGTGACATCAAAGTTATAACTCTGTTTGTCGCTATTTTCAACTGATGTTTGACTGCTTATAATTAGAAAGGGAGGGTTAACTGTATCAGGTGCAATAGTATCATAAACACCCAAAGAAAAACTTTGTGATGCTAACTTATCTACATAAGCCTTTCTTATAGCTAAACCGCAATCTTTCATTAAGCTTCTGTTTCCTCTTTTACTTCCTCAGGATTTTGCTCTTGAGCAAGTTTTGATAAGAACTGGGTTAAAGGTAAACCATATTTAGTTGGCATTTCTTGAATAAACGCATCTAATTGTTTTACCTGCTCTTCGTTTAATGTAATTGTCATGGTATTGATTTTGTACAAATTTAACGAAATATATTTATATCTTTATCTTCTTTATTCTATCTAGCATTTTGACTAATAATTCATCAGTAGAGTTAAATAAAAAAGGGTCAGAATTCCTTAGTTGCTTCCTTTTGCCTCTTCCTATAAAAGATTCCGCATAATTAGATATACCTGGATTACTTAGTATTTTATAAGCTGTATTGGGGTTTTGACCTGTGCCAAATTCTACATAAGGTGCATAATTGATTAAATGACCTTTACTATTGCTTACATTAGATAAACCAGCTTTAATCACAGAAGATCCATTAGAAAGCTTAGTTGCTCTTATTGAGCTTCTTAAAGCACTTGTATCAACTGCAACCCTGCTTTTAGCTTTATTCTCAATTTCTACTGCTGTTTCATAAATTATAGTAGATGCCTCTTTAAATAGAATCTGAGGAGCTTCATCTAGCTTTTTTTTTACATATTCAAAACCTTGAACATTTATTTTAAATTTCCCCATTATTTAAGAGTTGAACATCCTATAAGGAAATACCTATTATTATCACCTTCATCAATAACTGAATTAATGTTATAAAGGTTTGATTGATAAGATATTACAAGTTTATTTGTAAATATCTTTGAAGTAGTATATCTAATTCTAAAAGTAATATCATCGCTTATATTATCTTTTCCTGCTATATCTGACCTGTCATTTGTATTCCTAGACATCTGAGCCCAACAAGTGTAATAGTCTACCAAAGTAGTTACTACACCACCAGCTCCATCAGAAGCATTAGATTGACTTTGGAAAGTAATTCTATTGTGTAGTTTACCTATCATTATAAAATAACGTTTATGCGTTTAAATGGCTTCATTAGCTCGTATGCGGTCAGCAAATTAGCTGATGGCTTAGTAGCCTCAACCGATGACTCTCTGTACTCGTATAGGTCTGAAACCATCTTTAAAAGGGCAGTCTTCATTGTTGTAGGAGTAGTAGCATAACCACAAGTGTAAGTAAACCTAAACTCGTTATTATAGATGCTAGTCATGTATACCTTTTTGGTAGTTTCGCCAAGAACTTGATATTCACCAACTGCCATTGAAACCCATGCAGTATAATCCCAATATTCTACTAATGATATATTATTTGTAGGAACATAAGGTAATTCTATAAAGTCATCTACATAAGCTACAACTCTTAAAGTTCTAGGAGTCATTGCAACTCCTGCATATTGCTCAAGTCTTGTTTGAGCTGTATTGATTAAAGATGTAATCAAAGTATCATCTTCGCTGTAATCTACTCTAAGGTAATTCTTAGCTTCCGCTAAAGTAACCACTGTGGCTGAAGGTGCTACTGTGGTTGTAATATCTCTTACTATTTGCATTATGCCATTGTTTTTACAAAAATAACTAAAATATAGCGGACATAAAAAAGGAGGCAGTTTGCGGCTGCCCCCTTGTATTTTAGATTAATCTAGGATTAAGCTACGTTACCGAAATCTCCGTATACAAACGCACTGTTGTAGTAGATAGGGAATGCAATACGAGCTTCAACTCTCACAGTAATCAAGTTCTTTTGGAAGTTATCGCTATCCATTTCAGAGAACTGAACAGAGATACCTTGATTTTGCATGATTTGAGCACCCATAGCCCAGTCACCTACTAAAAACTTATCAGCAGCGATTGCTGTAGATTGGAATACAGGGATACCAGCAATAGTTAAAGAACCATCAGTAGTAACAACTGTAGAACCTGGAAGGCTATAAGCAGAGTTAGTATTCTTAGTGTTCATGATAGCAGCCCAATCAGTTGGGTTGATTAAGATACCATTAGCAGAATAGTTACCAGCAGAAACCTGTGCAATAGCTTGTACTAATTGCTCAACGTCAACTGTAGCAGCACCACTGAAAGCAGCAGCGTTAATAGTCAAACCAGTTAAGTTTGGAGCTGTACCGCTACCATTCAATAACTGAGCATCTTCAGCTAATAAATACTTCTCTAACAAACGAGCTTGTAAGAAAGAAGTCATAGCAGGAACGTCATCTAACATTTGACGAGAGATTCTTACGAAACCAGCGATGTACTGAGCAGGAGCATCAGTCATTGTGATATCGAAATCGATTTGAGCTTTAGCAGAACCTTGAGTTTGAGGAGCTGCATCACCTTCACCACCTGTTTCCTTAGGGAAAGTAAATAAACCTGTAGAAATAGTTCCTACTGGTAATAAACTTCTCAAATGCACCTTACGAGAAGGAAGAGCATATACTTGAGGAGCATATTGTCTTTGGATATCACCAGTTAAGTTAACTGCTTCTGTCATGTTACCTACTGCCTTAGTGTCTAATACAAAGCCAGAACGCTTTACTTCACCACGACCTAATTTTGCGATGCTGTCAGCATTCTTTTCGATTGCGTCAGCAAGAGTTACGTTAAACCCTTTTACTTGATTTTCGTTCATTGTCTTACGATTGTTTTTTGCCTCTAATTTGTCAGCAGCATCTTTTACTACAGCAACTTGAGATTTTAATTCTTCTAATTCTGATTTTAAACTGTCTACCGCTACTGCGTTATCAGCTTTTAATGTTTCGATAGCACCGTTTACTTCGGTTTTAACGCCTTCGAAAGCACTTTTGATTTCTTCTACCATTAGTTGAAAATTTTAAATGATTTTAAATAATTGTTCACCTCTACTTCAATAGAAACCATCGGGTCTTCCTCTTCCTCCAATGCTTCTTCTTCTGGCATTTCGACTGTGCCTTCAGATGATAGTTGCGGTTGTTCTTCAAGGTCGACTGACTCTTCATCTTCCATCTCAGCAAGATATTGTTGTAATTGCTTAAGTTTAAGTTCCAACAATTCAAATGTTTCATCAGTAAAGTGACCATTTCTTAAAGACTTGATAGTTTTACCCATCTCATCTACAAGAACAGACTTTATTTGACTCTTCACTCCTACTGTTGGTGTATTTGCGTTTGCACCCCACAATACTGAACTACCCTCAAACAATTTAATTTCATTGATTTCGTTATAGCCTGACTTTGCTTGTGACTTGATAGTCTGAAAGCCGATGCTATGTTCTGTGATATGACCTTCTTTATACAACTCATAAGTATCGTTACCTAATGTTGTATTAGGCATCTTTACTCTAGCCTTTAAACCAAATCCATCTTCCATCATCTCAAATGGTTTAGCAATTGGTTTCTCGGTTGAATGGTTAAATAAATGCCAGATTCTATTCTTGGCACTAGGTCCGTTTTCTTTTAGGGTTTTAGTGAATGCACCTGGTACAATAACATCGCCATCGCTGTCAACATTACCAAACGCAGAATAGTAGACTGTGATAATTCTACCATTATCTTCCATGTCTACTGGAGCACCACTTACCGCTTTCTTGTTATAAAAGTTACTCATATTTTTTATTTAAGCTATATAAACTGTGCAGCATCTACAGTTGCAGTTATTTACTGCTAACCCTGCTGCATCATGTGCATATTGCATTTCTATTAGTCCGTAGTCAGGAGTGTTTACTAGGAATGGTTGATTAACAGGGATTCTTACACCTTTGTTGTCAGGATTCGTTTGTCTATCTAAATCCCTGTGCCATAATCTTGGCTTACCACTCTTAGCTGGATATTCAGCAGCTATCCATTGTTTTAATACTGGAATACCTGCTAACTTAACCGCACCTATAGCACCTGTACTTAATGCCTGATGGCTTTCAGTTCTTGCTATAAGTAAACTCCTTGCGTTATTTATCTTCCCTTCTCTTAGAGTTTGAATAGCCAATGAATTAACTTCATTTTGTGACAATCCATTCTCACGACCAAACTTTATAACATTCGCTAATATACGAGCTATTTCGTTTTCAGTAGTATTCTCTATGCCTTGCATCTTTAGTCCGCTAATCGCAGTCCAATAGGATAACATAAATACTAACCACTCATCCAAAATGTTTAAAGGATCAAGGTCAATCTCTTCCGCTTTCTTATTCGTTTCAAACATCTGTTGGTATCGCATAGCAGTATAACCGCCAGTTGATTCATACAAAGTTCGTAAAATATTATTAATCTTATCGCCAGTGAAAAATCCTGCACGATTATTAGTAGCTTGTTCTACCCCTAATGCTTCAACCATTTGTGCAGCTTTATCAAAGTCGGCTTGTAAAGCCTCTTTTATTTTAGGCTGAAACTCTCTGATTGATTTCCTTGCAATCTTTTGTTGCAAAGCAAACTGCTGTGATGGGTAAAGTATTTTCGGCATTATTTAGACGGATCGTACGCCCAATTTTTTAATGATATATCTCTTTTAGAAGGACAGCCTTCTGCTGCTGGTTCACCTTGTTCTGCTCCTTTCATTCTGCTCACAAAGCTGATAGTTCTGTTTGCGTCTTCTGCATCTGCTGAAGTCCAATCTTCTTTCTTCTTAGACAATAGTCTTAGGTTTCTAGTGATAGGGCTTCTGTCAAGTGATGCTTTCTTAGAACACTCTGTATTTGACCAGGCTTCTAATTCTGAATAGCTCATGTTGGTAATTGACTTGTACTTTGCGTACACTTCATCTACTTGCTCGTTCTTACTCAAAAAAAAACCTTCACTTTTTACAGGTGGCAAATTATAGTCACTTTGTTGTTGTGCATCTCTAGGGTCTTGTAGCATCGTCAACTCGTCTATAGGCAAGTAACCTGCTGGGATAAATATCTCATCCATTTCAGTTCCTTCCATAGTATCATAACGCATAGCTGCTCTCTTCTCGTTTGGAGTAATCCACCAAGATTGAGAAAGGATAGCACTAAGCTCTTTCATGTCCTCTTGTAATTCAGGGAATACTGTCAAATCGAAATCGATATAGTAACCTTGACCAATCTCTGTTGAGAAGAATCTATTGAACGCATCACGAAGAGCTACTAACTCAGGAAGAACTACTTGAGTCAACATTTCCTTCTTAGCTTCCTTCATGTTGTTATAAGTCTTGTTATCAGGATCGTTAAACAAAGCAGAGTTCACTCCGTAAACATTACAAAGTTCTCTAAGTGTTACTTTCTCTGATTCTAATAACTGCAAGTCAATAGGACTTAAACCCATGTTAATCCAATTCAACTTTGCACCTGCAATCAAAATCTTACCAGCATTCTTTAAGATACCAGCTTGAGTTTTTGTTCCGTACTGATTGTAAAAATCTTCTTTAAGCTTTCCTGCTGCCTCTGGTCCGAAATCATTTGATTCATCAGCAGACAAGATACCTTTAGGTCCTTGATTCTGTAGCATACCTACTGAAGTGTCCTTAGCATCGTTAGAACGCTGAACAGTTCTGTAAGCAGCCTGTAAAGGCGACAAACCATATAGTTGATTACCGTTAGTGTCAAAGTAAGGGTTGAAGTATTTTAGATGGATTACGTCTTTCGCATCTAATTGATCCCATCCAACTAGCGTAAAAGAATAACCTTCAACCCCATTTATTGTACCATCAGAAATAATGGCAACGTATTGAGATGGGAGTGTAACAAGTTCAGCAACCTTACCAGACTCTAGTCTATTCGCCCAGATATAAGTGTTACCAGTAATTAGTTTATAACCTACAGCACTCTCGATAAATTCAGAGAATGATTGATATTCATTTGGTTTTTCTAGCAAATCGTTTAAAGGTGAATCAGCAATCTCAGCAACTGCTTTTACACGAACTAACTCAGCTTTAGCAATATCTGTAGTAGATGTTGCATTACTTAGCATTGACTTGTATCTTGCTAATTCTTTTTTGTTCTTTACTTGATAAACATAGAAAGGAACAGTAGAAATAGTTTTAGAGATACGTTTGATGATAGCATATACCTCACTATTGTTTTTATAGTCAAGTACAAATTTTTGCTGGTCTAATTCTGGATAAAGTGTTCTTCCGCCAATCAATCCACCAAAATCAGTAAAAGGATTGTTAAAAGTCACCTTTGGAGCTGCCTTTTGTTGAAAAGGGTTAGCTGCCTTTAGTATGTCCGTTAAATTCACGCTATATATTATTTTTACAAAAGTAACAAATTTTTATGCTATACAACCCACCCTCTTTTAGGTTTCGCATATTTTGTGTATATAGCATACCTCATAGAGTCCATTAAGTGATCTCGAAACTTCACAGGTTCATCAAGTGTATTACCATCTGTATCGGTCTTCCACTTGTAGTTTTTAATCTCATCAAGCAAATCTAAGGACTCTGACCTAATATGCAAAGGAAATGATTTTACCTTGTTGATTCCTGCATAAACATCTTTCACAGCACTCTTCAAGTTAAATCCTGCCTTATTCACCTCCGAGATGGTTTTCGGTTCAGCAGGGTCGGCATATATCTCCGAGTTTCTATCAAGCCCTAATGACCTCATCCTATCAATTAGTAAAGCAGTCGACATTTTTGTATCGTAGATTAATTGGTCCACAAACAACTCGCCATCAAAATTCTTAACCCTAACAAGGGCTGTTTGGTTGTTAAAGCCAAAGTCAAGTCCGTAAAACACATCTCCTCCATCAGGGAAGTTCCTTCTACGCTTCCAATGCGTATAAATGGTTGCTTGGGATATTGCTCTCTCTCCTAAGCCATAAACTCTCCAATATTCATGGTCGGCTGTTTTAAGCCTCTCAATCTCATCTACGATTGATTTTTCAAGAAATGGGTTGTCTTTGTAGGTAGTGATGGTAAAGTCAGCATCTTCTCTAGGAACAACCTTATCATAAATCCAAGAATAGTAATCCGAAGGGTTATAGTCAATTACAATCTTTTCTGTGGTTCTTAATGCTAACTGCATCCAAGATTCGTAGTTTACCTCATTCGCCTCGTTTATAAACAAGTAGTTTCTTTTACGACCTCTTATTTTTTGTGGCTGATCGGTAGAGACGAACTCTACGATGTTGCCTCCTAAGAAGTAAAGATTTTCTGATTTGTTGTGCTTTTCTTCTGAGTATAATCCATATTTCGATAGTATTTCGATAAAGTCTCTCATCACTGAGCCTTTTATGGATGGCAACGAGGATCTGCAAATGGTTAGGGTTTTTCCCTTCTCTTGTAATAATTTCACGATAAACCAAGTCAATACATTGTAAGTTTTGCCAGACCTTGTTCCGCCTTGCATAACTGATATTTTTTTTTGGCTGTTTTGTAGTACTTCGAAGACGATGTTTGTGGTTACATTCATAAGACATAGGAAAAAAAATTAAAAAATTGGTTGTGTGTTTACCATTAGAAAACTTTTGGTTTTATAGGAAGGTAGGGAGGTGTCTATCCTATTTGCTATTTTAAGCCCCATTTAAGCCTTTCAATTATTAAATGGATACATAGTACTACACATAGGGTTAAAAGCCGTAGAATCGCCTTAAAATGCGTAATAGAGGCATTGTAGCTACTCCTCATAGTCACCATCTTCATTAATATCCAATAATTCACCCTTATCATGGTTATAAAGTGGGATTTCATCACTTTCTCCTGCCTTGTAAGCAGGTACGACCATTCCTGGCTCTGTTTGCGTATCAAAGTTGATTATTTCACCTTGAGGTAACGCTTTGTGTTCATCTCCGTCTATTTGTTTCATAATATCTCCAATTTGATTCGGTTTAACTACGTTGACTGTAATTTGCTTAACCACATCTCCTTCATGAGCAACCTCAGTCTTTTCGATATATCCTCTTCTCTTGCCTCTAGTCTTCAGTAAGAACATTGTAGCTAAGGTATCACCTCTAGCAATCCTCTCCATTAGCTTTTGTTCGCCAAAGTCAAGCATTATCTCCTCAGGCTCGATTTCAGCCAATCTCTTAGCAAACTCAGGGTCATCCTTCAACCAAGTCTTATACTGCGTTCTACCGACTCCAGAAGCCTCACAAGATATGGTGATATTGCCGAAGTTCTCCTTATAAGCTATGATAAAAGCCTCTTTAGCTATTTCCTTGAATTGTGCGTTCATATTATCTATTCTTTGTTGGTGTGCGTATCGAAATAATGGTAGTAGCTTTCTTCTCTAGGTTATCATGACCTAACCACTTGCCACAATTAGTGCATTCGAACTGAGTAGTCTTAATTTGACTAAACCAAACATATCCATCAGTCTTAGTACCACATTTACAAGTGTACTCTCGTTTGCCGTAAGTATCTTTCATAGTCATTTCTTTAACTTGGTTACGTTATTGCTAAGAGGCTTTACCAAGTGTTAAATTCAAATCTACAACTTATATTGTAATGTTTAAAAATGTTAAAATCATTGTTTTATATCAGAATATTGGGGGGCACATGGGGTATAGTTTTTTTATACCGCTAAAAAATAGGGTAGGGGGTGGAGTGGGGGAGGGCTTTGCTGTTGTAACATTGAAAAAAGTTTATTGGGTAACCTTTCTCCTCTCCTATTTAACATAATATATATTATATGCTGTTTGCTCTCTCTTATTCGGTGGATCATTTTGGGTGGTTTAGGTTGCTAAGTTAGTACGAATAATTTAATGATTGGTTAGGCACTCAGAGGGCAAAAGTAAAACTACCTATCATTATTGTATTAATATATAAACCACTAATTTAATTATAAGTATATTAAATAGCTAATTAAACTAATACTATTAATATAGTATATTAAATTAAATATTAAATTAGTTATTTAACATTCATTACTAAAATACTTAGTAATTATATATAAACGTTAACAAAACTTTAACAAATAATTTATATTTATTTACAATTGTTTTAAATTGTTTACATATCTTTAGGATCTATTTATAACTAAAACAAAACAAACATGGAAACACTAAGCAAAATCTTACTAGTATCTGAACTAGTTTTATTCACTCTATTCATGGCAAACGTGGGTAGATTATTAATTCACCTTTTAATCGATAACAATGCAAACGATTAGCCTATTTGAATTTATCGCCTTATTCATTGGTGGTATCTTACTTTACACATTAGCCAAAACAATCTGGCAAGAGTTAACACAATACAAATAAACAAACCTTTAAACCTTTACACAATGCAAAACATTTTAGACGCAACGCCAAAGGCTACATTTTACATCAATGAATTGAGCTGTGAATTAGCCGAGTTATTTATACAGCATACATACGAACACACATCGCAACCGATTTGGCAGCAATGCGAAAATGGTGATATGATTTATACTGATTTTGTACAAGATGAATTTAATAACATATTAGATAAAATAGAAGCCTACTTAGAAAATAACAAATTAAACAAATAAAACTAAACTCAATGACAAACACAACAACACAAACAGAAACAATATCAAGACGTTTTTTAGTCGAAAAATTAGAGGCTTTACAAACAGATGAGTTTGACAGCTCGGAATTAGTTTACTTAACAGATGAGGAACTAATATACAAAATAATTGAAACGGCTGAATATTATCAAAACGAATATAACAACCAATAAACCTTTTAAACTTAACACAATGACACAAACACAAACAGATTTTGAAATCACAAGAGTTGATTGTGACAACGATGGTAATTCCCGTTACGTTGTCCACTTTCTTAACTTCATAACAAAACAAGATAAGGCGGAGGCGTGGCTTTTGTCTAAAACTTGCACACCTTTTAATTTTTCAACTCATTATGAGTATGAGATTGCCATTAGAAAAGCCCGAACAATTGGAGGCAAAAGATACAAAGCCAAACATTATGGGGGCGGTATTGTCTTTACATCTAACAGCAAACAAGCATTGGCGGAATCTATTGCCGAGCTAATGGATGAAACAAAACAAACTTTTTATTTTTCGTTTAATGGTCGACTATTAGGAGCAATCGGCAAAACCCACTTTGTAACTACAAAGGTAATAGCAGAAAACAAAGAAAAGGCAATCATTGAACTTTATAATAAATACGAACACATCACCAACTTAAAAATCAAATAAATTAAACACAATGAGAAAAATCACTCAAAACACAATCAACGCTTTTTTAAATGATGACCCAATAAAGCAAACAAACACGCAAGTAATAGTAAACGCTAATTTCGGAGACCCTCGCACCGAGTTGTATCTATTCGATAATCTAATAGCACAAAAGAGAATCGGGAGCAAAACGATTCAGATAACAAATGCAGGTTGGAAAAGCAGAACAACAAAAGAAAGGCTAAATGCATTGCCTAATGTTAGAATACAACAAAAGCAAAAAGAATGGTATCTAAACGGCATCAAATGGGATGGCGAATTTATAACAATACAAAACTAAAATAAAATGAAACCATTAAAGTCAAGTATAAAATTAGAAGCTACTAAATTATTAGATAAATCTATTGAAGCAATTTTTAACACTTTACATAAAAAGTATAAAACATCAAGCGGAGATATTTCACCATATCAACAATATTTGATAGATGATATTAAGACGCAACTGATAGACGTTTTTAGTAATCAAGTTTTTCAAAATATAGATTTAAATAAAATAAATTTAAATGATTTAAACAGAAATGAATTGATAGAGTTAGCTTATTCTTTAGACTGGAACGGTAGCTGGGACGCTGACGAAGAAGGGCAGCAACCAATAACAAAAGCGGAACTGATAGAGGCAATTAACTCGATTCTACAAGATTATTAAAGCCCCCTTCCTTTGCCTAAATGGTAGGTTTATGGGTTCGAATCCCACAAAGGAGCAAACCAAAAACAAAAACAATGAACAAAACAGAGATTTTAAACGCTATCAATAGCGGTTATGAGGTTGTAAGTGTATGCAATACAAAAAAGTTAATGCTTATAAATGGCAAACTATACTTTGGCATTGTTGGAACTTTTTATTCGATGTCTGTGCAAAATGACAATGAATTAAAGTTATATAATTGGAGAATCTTATAATTAGTTAATTTTAGCCTAAATAAGGCAAGCAACTTGCGTTTAAGATTTATACCCTAAACAATATTTAAAAGGCAAATTTGAGGCTATAAATCGGCTTTAAATGGTATTTTTACCATATTGGTAAGATATGTTAGTTAAAAAGCAATTTTTAGCTATTGTAACCTTTTTTCAGTTGCATATCCAAAAACCCCATAAAAACCTAACAAAAACCCTATCCAAAAACCCCACAAAAATCTTTTATGAATGTACTTGAATTATTCGCTGGAAGTAGATCCATTGGAAAAGTTGCACAAAAACTTTCCTTTAATGTTTACTCAAGCGACATTGAGCAATTTGGTGGCATTGATTATGTTACCGACATCTTAGAATTTGACGTAACAAAAATCCCTTTTAAGCCTGATATTATTTGGGCGTCTTGCCCTTGCACTGCTTTCAGTGTGGCAGCAATAGGCAAAAACTGGACTAAAGTTGGAGATGATTACATCCCCAAAAACCCCAGAGCAGACTTTGGTCTTAAACTGGTGCAAAAAACCCTTGAAATTATTGAGCATTTTAACCCTACCTATTTTTTTATAGAAAATCCAAGAGGAATGCTTAGAAAGATGCCTATAATGAAGGATCTTCCAAGACAAGGCGTTACATATTGTCAATATGGAGATACAAGGATGAAACCAACAGACATTTGGACTAACAGTACAAAATGGATTCCAAGACCAATGTGTAAAAATGGCGACCCATGTCATGTAGCTGCACCCAGAGGATCAAAAACTGGCACACAAGGACTTAAGGGTTCATACGAGAGAAGTAAAATACCAGAAGACCTTTGTTATGAGATACTAAAGTCTTGCATCATTTAACAAAATATTAGCAAAAAACTTCTAAAGATATCCAAAAAACTACTAATTTTACAAAACAATTATAAACAAAACAAAAAACCTATGCACGAATTAATTACACTCAGCTACCAGATGAAGTGCGGTATTACTGGCACAATCATCGACAAAGGCGAACAAGCCTATTACAACCATCAGACAAAAACCTGCATTCATCCTGTAGAATACGAAAGGAACATGAGCCAGGTTAAGATTGGTGATTCAAAAACCTACTTTACTAGACTCCAAAAACTTAATAAGTAATGCCATTCTCAACTTGCTGTGGAGCACATACCAATTATCCTGAAATAGATATTTGTCCTGACTGCTTAGAACATTGCGATTGGGAAGAGGATGAAGAAGAAGAAACCAATAATTAAACAATAAAACAAACAAACATGAAATTCGAATTTGTACAAGACACAGACTTAATTTTAGGTAGTACAATGTACTACACAAAGCAAGAGGGTATCATCATTAGTGGATCATTTAACAAGGATAAGGATGAAGCTTACGCCATCTTTGAAAAGCTAAGTAATGGTATCCCATTAAGGATAACAGAAGTATTAGAAACAAAAATCTATCAAAAACCCTCGCAAGAGTAAAAACTAAACCAATGCTGAAACTAACCCTAGAACAAAAGAAAAAAGGTATCAAAGAAGAGTTTACCTATGTAAACAGTAACGGAAGAATGTCAAAACAATACACCTATAAAGGGATGTTTATAACATGGGATAACCAAATCCTACATGGCAAATGGTATTACTGGAGAGCAAGTTATTACGCTTCTTTAGATGCAGCAGTTCAAGGAATAGACAGACATATCAATCACTTTAAAAACACAAACAAATGCTAGAGATTACAGATTACAAAAGCCTATTTAAGTATGGCGACATGAAGAAGATTATGGAAATAACAGGCTATAGTCGTTATGTAATAGAAACAAGACTTAAAAACAATGATTACGAGATGACCGAGTTAATCAAAACATTCTATGACAAAAAACTTGAATTACTTAAAAACCAAATATGGGAGCATCAGAAATAAGCTATTACGTTATGCCAGGACTAAAACACAGAGAGATAAGATTTGAGCAAGTTATAAGAACGGTATGTGATGTCATGAAAGCTGATAGACTAAAAGTACTTACGCCAAACAGAAGTAAGCAATTAGTTTTTGCTAGGAATATGTGCTACTTTATTTTTAGACGTTATTTTTCGATGACGTTAAAGGAGATAGGTCAAGCTTTTGACAGAGATCATACTACAATCATACATGGAATCATGACATTCCAAAACGATATAGAATGCATCAAGTTTTATAAAACTCAGTTTCAAGAGGTACAACAAACATTAGGATTACATACAAACAACAAAAAACTAAATATTTTAACATTAAACTAAACATTATGCTATCATCATTCGCACACTTAAACGAAACAGACAAAAGAATCTTTGTCGCAAAAATCATCCACAACATGAGCTACAGCCAATCAAGTTTTGAAACTATGGAGGCTATAGTTAAAATGTGGGAACAATATCCAATTAGAAAAGCAACTTTTTTTACACAACAAAATCAATTAACACATGGAACTGCAAACAACTAACACCCAAATTCAAGCACCTAGTTACCAAATGGTCAACAAGGACTCAATGCTTTCTTTATCTAACGAGCTTAAACGCTTTGTAAAGGATGCACACTTAGTATCTAACATTAAGGGTAAGGACTATTGTAACGTAGAAGCCTGGCAGATGGCAGGAGCTTCTCTAGGCTTATTCCCTATCATTACAAGTGTACAAGACCTATCAAGTGAAACAGAGGTTAAGTACATGGCTACTTGTGAAGTTAGATCGTACCAAGACAATAAGTTAGTGTCAGTAGGTATAGCAATATGCTCTAACAAAGAGGGTAGCAAAAAATTCTTTGATGAGTATGCTATCTTATCTATGGCACAAACTAGAGCAGTAGGTAAAGCATTTCGTAATCAGTTAGCATGGTTGATGAAGGCGGCTGGATTCGAGGCGACACCTGCTGAAGAGATGGACTTTGTACATGAAGAGCCAAAAAAAACCTCTAAGCCAGTACAGACAGTTGTAGCTGAAATCTTAGAAGATGAGCCTACAAGAGAAGAAATAATGATGGAGGTAGCTAAATGTACTAAGGTTAAGCAATTAACTGACACATACTTTACTTACAAGCAATCATTTGATTCTGATGAAACATTGATGAAGGTATTAAAAATGAAAAAAGAAAACCTAAAATAAAATGAATTTAACATTATTACCAAAAGTAGAACTTAGTTCTATAGAACCGAACAAATTTGCTATTGAGTTAATCAAGTCGCAGATAGTAGATCACTTTACGCAGACTGGTGAGTCACCATTAGAACTACTTGTTAAGTCAGAGGCTGTTGTACAGCTTTTAGAAGGCATTAGAGCCGATTTAAAGGAGTTAGTACTAGATGAGCTTAGTAAGTATCCTGGAGGCAAGGCTGAGGTCTTAGGAAGCGAAATGGCTAAGTTTGAATCAGGTGTTAAGTATATCTATGACCAAGACTATACTTGGAGCAAAATGAATGAAGAAATAGAGTCATTAAAGTTTGCTTTAAAGGAAAGGGAAAAGATGCTTAGAACATTGCCTATGGCTATGGTTGATCCTGAATCAGGAGAGATGGTCCACCCAGCACCTAGAATAAGTACAACAACCTTTAAGATTAGCTTAAAGAAATAAAAATCCTCCACCACCTCAAGATACCAATATTAATAACCTGATAGTAATTTATAAAAAACTTGGGGTGGTTTTTTAAACTACAAACATGAAACAAACGATAATATTTATATACGAGCTTACAAAGTTTGTAATAATATCTATACCACTAGCAATATTGCTATTTGTAACATTAACCATAATTAGTAAATTCAAGAATATATGATGGAGATTGCAGGATTAGAGAACTCAGTACCAGTGAGGATGATTTATGTTGACGACAAAAGTGAAGTATTGTTTAAATCTTTAGCTCATGCAGCAAGGAATACAAGAATAACACAAGACTCAATAAAGAAATCACTTAACCCATTACTAAAGAGGAAATTTAAACACAATAATAGAGATGTGGTTTTTAGGATAGTAAAGGATAAATAGTATATTTGTCGATGCAAACCGTACTTTGCAGTTAAAACTTATTGCCCGAAGAGGCGTGGGGGTGTACGGACTCCCGCAAATCTGAGGGCTTTTTTATTTTATGAATACAGGAATGATTGTTAAGAGCAGATCGGCTGAGAAGTTTACTGCTATCGACAACGAGATTATTAGGAATGTCGAATTAACATTAGAGGAGAGAGGATTATTAATTTATTTACTAAGCATGAGGCATGATTGGGTGGTTTATAAAACTAACCTACATGAACGATTAGGTTGCACTAAAGGTCAACTAGACAGAGTTTTTAAGGGATTACAAACAAAGAACTATATCTTGTCTGTAAAGGTTATAA